CGGTCTGGTGCCGGCGGATGTGGATTACATCAACGCGCACGGGACCTCGACCATGGCGGACACGATCGAGCTGAAGGCGGTGGAACGGCTGTTGGGGGCGGCGGCGCAAAAGGCGACGATGTCCTCGACCAAATCGGCGACCGGGCATCTTTTGGGCGCGGCGGGCGCGATCGAGGCGATCTTTTGCATTCTGGCGTTGCGCGACCAGATCGCGCCGCCGACGCTGAACCTTGAAAACCCGGCCGAGGAGACGCCGCTGGACCTGGCGCCGCTGAAGGCGGTGAAGCGGCAGATCGACGTGGCGCTGTGCAACAGTTTCGGCTTTGGCGGCACCAATGCCTCGGTCGTGCTGGGCAGGGCTGCGGGCTGATGTGGCGCAATCTGGCCTCGACCGCGCTGACCGCGTTCGTGGTGATTCTGTTTGTTCTGGGCGGTGTCGTGTTGTGGGGCAAGGATCAGTATGGCGCCAAGGGACCCCTGAGCGCGGCGATCTGTCTGAAGGTCGAGCGCGGCGAGACCATGGGCGGCGTGTCGCGCGACCTGGTGGCGCAGGGGGCGGTGAGGAACGGCGCGATCTTGCGCATCGGGGCGCAATACACCAAGAAATCGCAGGCCCTGAAGGCGGGCAGCTTTCTGGTGCCCGAGGGGGCCTCGATGGCCGAGATCGTCGATATCGTGACACGCGGCGGCCAGTCGACCTGCGGCACCGAGATCCTCTATCGGATCGGGGTTCTGAAGAACCGGCTGCAACTGCGCGAGCTGGACCCGGCCACCAACCGCTATGTGGAAGTGGCGGTGTTCGACCCGGCAGAGGGTGATGCGCCGGCGCCCTATCAGGCGGCGCGCAAGGCCGGTGATGCGCGCTATCGGGTGGCGCTGGCCGAGGGCATCACGAGCTGGCGGGTGGTGCAGGCCCTGAAGGCGGTGGATTTCCTGAGCGGCGCGGTGGTGAAAACCCCGGCCGAGGGAAGCCTGGCGCCCGACAGTTATGAACTGAGCGCCGGCGACAGCCGCGCCGATCTGATCGGCCGGATGCAGGCCAAGCAAAGCGCGATCCTGGCCGAGGCCTGGAAGAACCGGGCCGAGGGGCTGCCGTTCAAGACACCCGAGGAGGCGCTGGTGCTGGCCTCGATCGTTGAAAAGGAAACCGGGGTGGCCGAGGAGCGGCGCCGCGTGGCGAGCGTTTTCATCAATCGGCTGGAAAAGGGTATCCGGCTTCAGACCGACCCGGCTGTGATCTATGGCGTCACCAAGTGGCAGGGGGCCCTGGGGCGTGGCCTGCGCCAGAGTGAGCTGCGCAAGAAGACGCCCTACAACACCTACCTGATCGAGGGGCTGCCGCCGACCCCGATCGCCAATCCGGGCCGCGAGGCGATCGCGGCGGTCTTGAACCCGGAAAAGACCGATTTCCTGTTCTTTGTGGCAGACGGGTCGGGGGGGCATGCGTTCTCGCGCACCCTCAAGGAGCATAACCGCAATGTGGCGCGCTGGCGCAAGATCGAGGCGGAGCGCGGCAACAACTGAAGCCGGGCGGGACGGCGACAGGCAGGCAGCAGGCAGGCAGCAGGCAGGTGCTGCGCCCATGAAAACTTGGCATCCCGCTGTTTTATAAAGGTTTTGTTAAGGCCATCGCACGGTGGGGGTCGGAACAACCGGAGCGATAGTGCTTGACTTTCCGCACGCTTCAGAGTATACCTTGTGGCAAGCTAGAAGAAGTGGGCAAGCGGCTCGGGTGATCCCTGCGGCCGCTTTTTCATTTCGCTCGTGCGGACAGGCATGAGAGGTGGGCTTTTACTACATGACACTCAACGAACCCAACGGGGGCTCTGGCGAACCGGAAGAGTTTCTTCTGGCCGCCGAGAGGCATTTTCACCGCATTCTGCAACAGGTGGAGGGCGCTATCGTCAGGTTGGAGGGCACGGAGGCGGCGGCGGCAAAGGAAGCCGCGTCGATCGTCCGTGATCTGAACAAGGCGGCGCAAACCGTATTTGATGAAAGGTCGAAAGTTGAAAAACTCCGCAAGCAAACCGCCGGCGTTGTTCACGACTTCGCGCTCGACTTCGACGCCGCGCGCGATGAGATCGGGCGCCGAATGGCTCTCTTGCGCTCCGCGGAGCGTGCAGGACAGCTTTCTGAATGATCTGGGCCCCGAGGCGCTGCTGGCGCTGCCGTGGTTGTTCGAGTTCTGGGCCCTGGAGCACCAGTTGCCCCCCGAGGGCGACTGGCGCACCTGGGTCATCATGGGCGGGCGCGGCGCGGGCAAGACGCGCGCCGGCACCGAATGGGTGCGCGCCGAAGTGGAAGGGGCGCGGCCCCGCGATCCGGGGCAGTCGCGCCGGGTGGCGCTGGTCGGGGAAACCATCGAGCAGGTGCGCGAGGTGATGGTGTTTGGCGAAAGCGGCATCCTGGCGTGCAGCCCGCCGGACCGTCGCCCCGAGTGGGAGGCGACGCGCAAACGGCTGGTGTGGCCCAACGGGGCGGTGGCGCAGGTCTTTTCGGCGCATGAGCCCGAAAGCCTGCGCGGGCCGCAGTTCGATGCGGCCTGGGTTGACGAGCTGGCGAAATGGAAAAAGGCCGAGGAGACCTGGGACATGCTGCAATTCGGGTTGCGGCTGGGGCAGGCGCCGCGCCAGTGCGTGACCACGACACCCAAGAACGTGCCGGTGCTCAAGGGCATTCTGGCCAATCCCTCGACCGTGGTGACGCGCGCCCCGACCGAGGCCAACCGGGCCTATCTGGCGGCCTCGTTCCTGGAGGAGGTGCAGAGCCGCTATGCGGGCACCCGGCTGGGCCGTCAGGAACTGGACGGCCTCCTGCTGGAGGATGCGGAAGGGGCGCTGTGGACCTCGGCCATGCTGGAGGAGTTGCGCCGCGAGGAGGCGGGCGAGCTGAGCCGCATCGTTGTGGCGGTGGACCAGCCGGTGACCGGACACAAGGGATCGGATGAATGCGGTATCCTGGTGGTCGGCGTCCGGAGCGAGGGCGAGGTGAAGGACTGGCGGGCGGTGGTGCTTGAGGACGCGAGCGTGGCCGCGGCATCGCCCGGGGAATGGGCCGAGGCGGCCATCAGCGCGATGGAACGGCACGGTGCCGAGCGCCTGGTCGCGGAGGTCAACCAGGGCGGGGATCTGGTCGAAAGCGTGATCCGCCAGATCGACCCGCTGGTGCCCTACAAGAGCGTGCGCGCCGCCAAGGGCAAGACCGCCCGGGCCGAGCCGGTGGCGGCGCTTTATGAACAGGGGCGGGTGCATCATCTGCGCGGGCTGGGGCAGCTGGAGGACCAGATGTGCCGCATGACGCTGCGTGGATATGAGGGCAGGGGCAGTCCCGACCGGGTCGACGCACTGGTCTGGGCGCTGCATGAGCTGATGATCGAGCCGGCGGCCAAATGGCGCCGGCCACGGGTCCGGATTTTGTGAGATCAACCATCCCGGATTTTTAGAAAGATATCCCCGCCGCAGGCCAAGGGGTTTTTCCGGCCTGCGCGCGGTATTTTTCTAAAAAAGGGATCACTTGGTGCCGGGCGCGGGCGCGGCAATGTTGCGAAGACACGAGGAGCTTCTTCAGATGGCATTTAATTTCTTTCGACGCACGCAACCGGCAGCGCCCGAGCAGAAGGCTTCGGCCAGCGGGCCGCTGATTGCCTATGCGGGGGGCGGTCGGGTGGCCTGGTCGCCGCGCGATGTGGTGTCGCTGACGCGGGCCGGGTTTCTGGGAAATCCGATCGGGTTTCGCGCCGTCAAGCTGATTGCCGAGGCGGCCGCGGCGCTGCCACTGGTGGTGCAGGATCACGAGCGACGCTATGAGGTGCATCCGTTGATGTCACTGGTGCGCCATCCCAATCCGGCGCAGGGGCGGGCCGAGTTGTTCGAAGCGCTGTTCGGCCAGTTGCTGCTGACGGGCAATGGCTATCTGGAAGTGGTGGCGGACGAGGCGGGCACGCCGCTGGAGCTGCATGTGCTGCGCAGTGACCGGATGAATCTGGTGCCCGGCCCCGATGGCTGGCCGGTGGCCTATGACTATGCGGTGGGCGGGCGCAAGCACCGCTTTGACATGACCGGCGATGCGCCGCCGATCTGCCATATCAGGAGCTTTCACCCGCAGGATGACCATTATGGGTTTTCGCCGATGCAGGCGGCCGCCAGCGCGGTTGATGTGCACAACAGCGCCAGCCGCTGGAGCAAGGCGCTGCTTGACAATGCGGCGCGCCCTTCGGGGGCGATCGTCTATCGCGGCAGCGACGGCCAGAGTTCGTTGAGCGCCGATCAGTACGACCGGCTGCTTGACGAAATGGCGACCCAGCATCAGGGGGCGGCCAATGCCGGCCGGCCGATGCTGCTGGAAGGCGGACTGGATTGGAAGCCGATGGGATTTTCACCCTCGGACATGGAATTCCAGAAAACCAAGGAGGCGGCGGCGCGCGAGATCGCGGTCGCCTTCGGGGTGCCGCCGATGTTGCTGGGTATTCCGGGGGATGCGACCTATGCCAATTATCAGGAGGCCAACCGCGCCTTTTACCGGCTGACCGTGCTGCCGCTGGCAACCCGGGTTTCGGCGAGCGTTTCGGACTGGCTGTCGCGGTTTGGCGGGGCACCGGTCGAGCTGCGCCCCGATCTGGACCAGGTGCCGGCCCTGTCGGCGGAGCGCGACAACCAGTGGCGCCGGGTGTCCGAGGCGGGTTTTCTGAGCGACAGCGAAAAACGCGCCCTGCTGGGGTTGCCGAAACTGGCGGAGGGTGAATGAGCGAGGACAGGGGACACGGCGGTGGCTCACGATTTCTGTATGACAGTTTTGATGCCGCCGCCGCCCGCATCGAGGCCAACGAGCGGGTGAGCAAATTGCAGTTCGACGCATTGGGTGAGCGGCTGCAACGGATCGAGGCGATGATCGAACGGCTGGAAAAACGGCTATGGCTGGCGGTTTACGGCGTCGTCGGGGTGATCCTGGCGCAGGGCGTTGCCTCGTTGATCGACGTTGCGCCAAAATAGGGAAAAACAGAATGACTTCAATGGATTATCTGAACGGGCTGGAGCATAAATTCTGCCGCCTGAACGAAGATGTGACGGTGACCGATGGCACCGTGATCGAGGGTTATGCCTCAATTTTCGGGAAATGCGACCAGGGCAATGACGTGGTCGAGGCAGGCGCCTATGGCGCGCCGCTGGCGGCGCTGGAAAAGCAGGGGCGCAGCGTCAAGATGCTGTGGCAGCACGACGCCACCCAGCCGATCGGCATCTGGGACGAGGTGCGCGAGGACGGCAGGGGGCTTTATGTGAAGGGGCGCCTGCTGACAGATGTCGAAAGGGGCCGCGAGGCGGCGGCGCTGATCGAGGCGGGGGCGATTGACGGGCTGTCGATCGGCTATCGCACCAAACGGGCACACAAGAATGACAAGGGCCAGCGGCTCTTGGCAGAACTGGAGCTTTGGGAGGTGTCGCTTGTCACTTTCCCGATGCTTCCGGAAGCGCGGGTCGGAGCCAAGGGCGAGAGCCTCGAAGCCGAGACTCTGCGGGAATTGGCCGAGGTCTTTGAGACCGGACGCCACATGCTGGCCCGCAACTGAGCCAGCGATCTAACCTCTCTCAAACAGGAAGATCCATGAGCAAAACCGAGACGAAGGCTCGGGCCGGGACGGGTGCGTCTGACGGCCTGTCTCCGGCCACGGAGGTGAAGACCGCAATGGCCGGTTTCATGAGCGATTTCAACACCTTTCAAACCGATATTAAATCCAGGCTTCAACAACAGGAAGAGCGAATGAACATGCTGGACCGCAAGACCATGACTGCACGCCGCCCCGCCTTGTCGGCGGCAACCGACACCCAGGCGCCGCACCAGAAGGTCTTTCAGGCCTATCTGCGTTCGGGCGATGACGACGCCCTGCGCGGCCTTGAAATGGAAGGCAAGGCGATGTCGACCAGCGTGGCAGCCGAAGGCGGCTACCTGGTCGATCCGCAAACCGCGGACCGCATCCAGTCGGTTCTGTCCTCGACCGCCAGCCTGCGGGCTGTCGCCAATGTGGTGAATGTCGAGGCGACGTCTTATGACGTGCTGATCGACACCAGCGATGTCGGCGCCGGCTGGGCTACCGAACTGGCCGCCACCACCGAAACCGCGACGCCGCAGATCGCCCGCATCACCATTGCGCTGCATGAACTGTCGGCCCTTCCCAAGGCCAGTCAGCGCCTGCTGGACGACAGCGCCTTTGACATCGAGGGCTGGCTTGCCGGGCGTATCGCCGACAAGTTTGCCCGTGCCGAGGCGGCGGCCTTCATCAGCGGTGACGGGGTCGACAAGCCGACCGGGTTCCTGAGCCACTCCGATGTTGCCGATGCCAGCTGGAGTTGGGGCAGCCTCGGCTATATCGCGACCGGCGTGGACGGTGATTTCGATCCCGCCAAGCCGTCGGACGCGATCGTTGATCTGGTCTATGCGCTGGGTGCGGAATACCGCGCCAATGGGACCTTCCTGATGAACTCGAAGACGGCGGGTGCTGTGCGCAAGATGAAGGATGCGGACGGCCGCTTCCTGTGGTCCGACGGTCTGGCGGCGGGCGAGCCGGCGCGCCTGATGGGCTACCCGGTGCTGGTTGCCGAGGACATGCCCGACATCGCGGTGGGGGCTTCGGCCATCGCCTTTGGCGATTTCGGCGCGGGCTACACGGTTGCGGAGCGTCCCGACCTACGGGTGCTGCGCGATCCGTTCTCGGCCAAGCCCAACGTCCTGTTCTATGCCACCAAGCGGGTGGGCGGCGACGTGAGCGACTTTGCCGCGATCAAACTGCTGAAATTCTCGGTCAGCTAAGGCTGAGCGGGATAGGCCCCCTGGCGCAGGCCGGGGGGCCGGTCGGGCGCGCGCCGCAAGACCTTTCGTGTTGTCTAGCTGCTCCCTCCGTCCGAGCAATGCGAAAAATGGCGCGCGTCCGTTCCAGACCTCGTGTCCGGGCGCAAGACAGGACGGAGCCGAATTTTGCGGAGAGTTTCCATGATGTTAGTCGAGCAGACCACAGTGCCCACCGCGGCGCTTCCGGTTGCGCAATTCAAAGATCACCTGCGGTTGGGCACCGGGTTTGCCGATGACGGGGTGCAGGACGCGATGCTGGAGACCTTCCTGCGCAGCGCCATCGCCGCGATCGAGGCACGCACCGGCAAGGTCACCATCAGCCGCAGTTTCAGCTGGACCCTGAGCGCCTGGCGCGCCCTGGGGCAGCAGGCCCTGCCGGTGGCCCCGGTGACGGCGATTACCGCCCTGACGATGATCGATCGGCTGGATCAGGCAACGGTGATCGACCCGAGCCGCTATCACCTGGAGAAGGACGACCAGCGGCCCCGTCTGGTGGCGACCGGGGCCTGTCTGCCGTCGATCCCGATGGGCGGCAGCGCCGAGGTCGATTTCGACGCCGGCTTCGGGGCGAGCTGGGCCGAAATGCCGGCCGATCTGGCGCAGGCGGTGCTGCTGCTGGCGGCGCAATACTATGAGCACCGCCACAACACCGCCCCCGGCGAGCGCGCGATGCCGTTCGGCGTAAGCACCCTGATCGAGCGCTACCGGACAGTGCGTATTCTGGGGGGAGGTGGATCGTGAGCCTGCCATTGTTGAACCGCAAGCTGGTGCTGGAAGAAGCCCAGCTGAGCGCGGACGGGTCCGGCGGATACAGTGAGACCTGGGTCAGCCTGGGCACCCTGTGGGCCGAGATCAAGGCCGGCACCGGGCGCGAGAAGGCCGGCGAGGCTCTGACCGTGTCCAGCGTGCCCTATCGGATCACGGTGCGCGCCGCCCCGGCCGGCGCGGCGTCGCGGCCCAAGCCCGAACAGAGGTTTCGCGAAGGGCCGCGGCTTTATCGTATTCTCGCGGTCAGCGAAAGCGATCCGCAAAGCCATTATCTGACCTGTTTTGCCCGCGAGGAGGTGGCGTCATGAGTTACGGGACCGGGGCCGCATTGCAGGCGGCCGTGTATCAGCGCCTGACGGCGGACAGCACGTTGGCCGCCATGGTGGGCACCGACATCTACGACAGCGCGCCGCCGGGGGCATTGCCGGGCACCTTTGTCAGCCTCGGGCCCGAGGAGGTGCGCGACCGATCGGACAAGAGCGGCCATGGCGCGCTGCACATGTTCACGGTCAGTGTCGTGAGTGACGCGGCCGGGTTTCAGAGCGCCAAGACGATTGCCGCGGCAATCAGCGACGCGTTGCAGGATGCGCAGTTGCTGCTGTCGCGCGGCAAGCTGATCTATCTGCGGTTTCAGCGGGCCACCGCGCGGCGGGTGGGCAGTGGAGACATCCGCCGGATCGACCTGAGTTTTCACGCGCGCGTGGAAGACAACTAACCTGAATTGGAGTGATGGCTATGGTAGCCCAGAACGGCAAAGACCTCTTGATCAAACTGGACCTGACGGGATCGGGCAGTTTTTCCACCATCGCGGGGCTGCGCGCCACGCGGATCAGTTTCAACGCGGAAAGCGTCGATGTCACCAGCCTGGAAAGCCAGGGGGGCTGGCGCGAGCTGCTGGCCGGCGCGGGGGTGAAATCGGCCGTGATCTCGGGCTCCGGGGTGTTCAAGGACGCTGCCACCGATGAACGGGCGCGCCAGATCTTCTTTGATGGCGAAACGCCGGCGTTTCAGGTCATCATCCCGGATTTCGGCACCGTCGAGGGGGCCTTCCAGATCTCCTCGATCGACTATGCCGGCAATTACGATGGCGAGGCGACCTATGAGTTGAGCATGGCCTCGGCCGGGGCGCTGACCTTTACGGCGACGATCTGATGGCCAACCCCTGGGCGGGCGAGGTGGTGCTGACCGTCGATGGGGAGGCGCAGCCGTGCAAACTGACGCTGGGGGCGCTGGCGGAACTGGAGGCGTCGCTTGAGGCGGGGTCTCTGGTGTCGCTGGTCGAGCGTTTCGAGAGCGGCGCCTTTTCGACCCGCGATGTGCTGGCGCTGGTGGTGGCGGGGCTGCGCGGCGGCGGCTGGCGGGGCACCGCGGCGGATCTGCTGTCGGCCGAGATCGGCGGCGGGCCGCTCGAGGCGGCGCGGGTGGCGGGGGAACTGCTGGCGCGGGCCTTCAGCGTGCCGGGAAGCGCTGCGCCATGAACACGGCCATGAATACGGGCATGAGCACGGGCATGAGCACGGGCGCCTTTGACTGGCCGGCGTT